TACCGGGCTACCAAATCTTTTTAGGTAATCTTTTCTATTTTTAGCTTGAGCAACAGTATTTCCAGGGTTAATAAAATCATTATTTTTGTCGTCACTCTTACCCATCGCCCCTTTAATAGCCTTGTCTTTTGCAGCCATATAATCATCTCCATCGATGTCTCCATCTCTGTCGTGATCTTTACCTTCCTTTTCCTGTAAACTGTCATAGTTAACACTAATAAATTTATCAAACTCACTTACAGGGTCTATATCTGGATTATTTATTAAACCGGTAGCTTTTGTGTGTAAGAAATCTTTTATTATAGCGTTAAGACCGGGTATTTCCTGATATTCTGCTGTAATAGCGTTTATAGCTGCTGCTAAAATTTCTTTTTTACTACTAGAAGGTTCTTCTGTGGTTAGTCCTTTTCTCTCTTTAATTTTAGCTATAGCGGTACTAATTTGATTTTCTGTATATCCGCTTTCTTTTAGTGTTGCTTTCTTCATACCGTTAAACACGTCTACTTCTGCTTTCCCTCTTTTTGTTTCAACTTCTCTATCATGTTTAATAACTTTAGAAGATTCCCCGGACACTAAGTCCAGGTAATGTGTTGGATTTTTTTCTAAGTTATCTTTAGCTTTTTTTTCAGCTTTCTTAAAATCTTCTGCAGATACTGTTTCTCCTTCCTGTTTTCCTAAATCTTTTATTTCAGCTCTAATGCCTCTATCTAAAGATTCTAAGGAATAGTTTAATACTGGTCTTTCATCATAGACTACTTCTTCTACTTTTTTAGTTTCAAATAAGAGACCTCTATTTTTTAAGATCTGTACTGAGTCGTCAAATCCGTTAAATTGAGTTACATGCATAGGGTACTGTTGTCTCATTTGACGGACAAATTCCTTTTTTGTCATAGTGCCTTCGTTTACGGCTCTATATCTCTCTGTTACTGATTTTATCTTCATAATCTATATATAATCAAATCCTTTTGTATGTGATGGCCGTGTAGGACGGCTAACCTGTTTGTATCCTAATTTTGTTAATGTTTTCTTAGCTTTATTACCTTTTCCGAAAACTTTTGGTGTCGCATATTGTGCTCCATCTCCTGGTGAAAAAGATCCTCCTCCGGTACTGGTAATATTTGCTTCGTCAAGCATTTCCTTTATTAACTTAGTTAAGTCTGATCTTTTCACTATACTGTTTTTAACTCATTAACTAATTCGTAGTATTGCATAAGGTTAACTAAGTGGCTATCGGTTACTCTTTCCTTGTTGGTTAAAGGCTTAATAGCTTTAGATACTTCATCTAATTTAATTTTAACTACCTCGTCTTTTACCTTTAAAGATAATTGTCTAACCTGTTCAGCTATTTTAACTAACTCTTCATTTACAATTGTATGTAAACGTTTATTTGAGTTTACTGACGTAATAAACTCTCTTAATATGTTTTTCTGTTCTGGGAGTAAATCTTTGTAGTTGTCGTTAAACTTCTCTAATAGTATTTTAAATGTAAGAAGACGTAAATCTTTATCGTACTTAGAGTACTCTTCAATTAATGTGTCCTTTACATCTGCTTCTTTCTGTGGTGATGATGTTAGGTGTTCTAAAATTGTGGTTTTATTATCCACAAGAAAAGAAGGGCTTACTAAATCAGCATTATTCTGTGCTTCTAATAAACAGTACAGAGCGGCAAGGGCTTTGTAATCCCTTACTTGAATGCCGAAAAATTCATCTACATTATACGCTTCTTTAATATCAGATATTAATCCGTATTTTTGCTCTTTTAAAGCTTTTTGATCTAGCTTACGAGATACTTCCGTAATAGTAGAAACAATGGCTTCTGCTTTAGACTGGGATACATTCTTATTTTTAACAATGAATTCATATAATTTGAATTCCCTTGCCAGGGCTGTTCTACCGGTAAAATATTTTTTTACAATATTAACAGCAGCGGAATCTTTATTATTTAGAGTGTCCGAAGCTATTTGTTTTACTAGTAGCTCAAAAATAAGACCTGTATTTCTAAATTTCGAGTGTTTTACTTTCATTGTATACGTTTACTATAATAAATATGGACTAATTACCTAAATCTTTAATGTTATCTTCATTCATCATATCTGGTTCAGATATAGTTTCTTTAGAAAACACTATATTTTTTAGTGCTGCTTTATTTTTATGGTAAACTCCTTTAGTGACCATGTTCTCCATTACATTCTCGTTGTCTGATGGGTATCCGCCGTGCATCCCGTGGGTGCCTAAAGGGTCTCTTCCTCCTAAACCGGCTGTTGTTCCGTATACTGAGGCTTTTTCAGTTGGTCTTCCTCCTTCTGGGCCTGATTCTCCCCAATCCGGGGTTTCTTCTTCATATCCTGCTGGTACTTCTCCCGGGCCTCCACCTTTTGGTGTTGAAGTAGATCTTCTACCGTACATTGAAGCTAAGTCATGAGGGGTTCCGTAAGTTGTTCCTGATTTAGCAGGATCATTACCTTCATTCTCAATTTGTGCTATTCTAAATAGGCGTTTGGAATCTTCCCTAACTAAATCTCTCATTTCCATATACTCATCTTCTGATAAGTTAAATAGGTTTTCATATATGTAATCTGATGAGAATAATTTAGAGTCTTTCATTTGATTTGCAAGATCAATTTTCTCTTTCATAAGAGCGACTTTTTCTTGTTCAAATATAATAGAAGGAGTAGTAAGTTTAATTTCAAAATTGGTTAAACTCTCTCCCGTAAATCCTTGTGTGTATAAATGTACTAGTGCAATCTTAGTTAATTCAGATTCCAGTATCTTTTGAATTCTCTCTACAGTTCTAGCAAATCTAATGTCTTCTGCTGCTAATGTTGCCTTACCTGATAAATCTCCTTCGTACCCGAAGTAAGCTTTTGGTATCTTTAATGCTGCAAACATCTTAGCTTGTAGGTATATAACGTCTGTTACACCGTCATACTCTAATCCTTTAGTAGTTTCAATTCTAGTAGAAGTATCACCTCCTCTTACAGGCATGTAGAAGTCTTCCATCATGTTCTGCATATTAAACTTTAAGTTATATTGTCCATCATCTCCAATATAAGGAGTTTTTTTCATTCCATTGATAGTCTTTTGCATGAACTGTTCTACCTCTGTAGGTGGTACGTTTCCTACATTTATATAGAACATTCTCTTTTCTGGAGCTCTCATGATTCTATGAATCAACATTGCATCCTCCATTAAAGTTACCTGTTTAAAGATTTTTCTGGCTGGCTCTAAATAAGAACGGCCGTAAGGTAGGTAATTTGTATCTGAGATTAGTCTAAAGTGAGCAATTTCGTAATTGTCAAACTCTACTACTCTTTGGTCTGATTTTCTCTTGGGTAAGTAGTTTGGATTCTGTGAAGATGCTAATCCGTCTGGGTCTAGTTGGAATGAAACTTTGGAAGGGTTTTCTGGGTCTATACCCTCTCTTCTCACCATATGGTAAACTGTATATGGAAGTACATTATAAACTCCAAACTTCTCAGCTATCTCTAATTTTAAAAAGAAATCACCGTATTTACACATATTACGAGTCCATGACCATAAGTTAAACTCGATGTTTAATACATCGTAAAATAAATTATAAAGAACTTTTTGAATGTTTTCGTCTGATGATTTAATCGCTAAGATTTCGTTTTGATCGTTCTTAGTGCATGCTTCATCGGCAATAATATCTAATGCTGAAGCTATAATAGGATCGGTGTCCATCGCTTCATAATCAGAATATAATTGAATCCTTAATGTTTGATAATTCAAGTTAGGATTAAATATATTTTTATTGTTGTAAATATATAGACGGCTAAACCTGTCTATAAGTGAGTTTGTCTGGTATTTACCAGTCTGCTGTATTTGATTAACATCGGCAATCTTTAACTCATTACCTCCTACATTTCTGATTACAATATCAGAAGCAAAGAGTGTTTTAAGTCTGCCAAATAGTGAAGTATCCGCCATTGAAATAATATTTATATATAAATAGTTGGTTTATAGAAGCCAGGTGATATCCTCATCCCCGTAGGCTGTCTTTATAATATATGGATTTTCTCTCTGATTTCCAACTGAAGACATAACTACTCTATTCTGAGTGTTTAGATTACTAAAAGAGGACATTTGTGCTCTGGTTAGGTCCATTCCCTGTTGTCTTAGTCTTAATGCAGTATCTCGTACATACAGTGCAGTAGCACATGATATAATTAAATCGTCATTGTAATTTGTTTGTGCTTGGGGCTTTCCGTTTTTCCAAACAAATACTCTCATCTCCCCCATTGTACGTTTAGATTGTATTATTACAGATCTCTCCCTAATATACTCAGTCATCTTGGCGATCACTAAAGGTCGTGTTTTCATAGACATTGTAAAGCCTGGTACTAATTTATCTCTTTCATATTTAGACATATACGATTCTACTGTCTCCATATTACCTGTTGAACTGTAATATAAGTTTCTATATTCACGTTCCATTACCTGTTCTATAGTAGCCCACCCAATATTGGCATTCTCTATTACAAGAAGTGCTTCATTATATTCTGTTGCTATACCTACAAGAACATTACCAAAATCTTTGGGTGATACTTTGCCCTTGTATTCCCCTACTTGGGTACAAGTTTCTACATCAAATATGTGAAATGCAGAATAATCGGCAGAGTCTCCTCTAGAGACATCCGCTACAACTATATAGTCTTTAGTGTAGTCTGGTGATTCCCAAATCCATAAATTACTATCTACCCCTCTTTTTTCGACAGGGTCTCTTTGATAAGTCTGTTCGTAAAATAAAAGATCATCTGGTTCAAATACTGTATCTCCAGAAGCTAGGAAATCACAGTCACACTCCTGCCCTGCCATGCGTGGTCCTAAATCACGGTCCTGCATATCTCTCCAATCTTGAGTTCTTTCAGGGTGCACACTCCATGGCAGTCTCACAGGCATAAAGGAATTTTCTCCTGTTTCTGCTTTTTCCCATGTCTGGTGGAACCAATTCCCAATACCGTTAGGTGTTGATAGAGCCATACATTGTCCACCTGTTGCTAGTGTTTGTTGTGCTGCTGCAAAGGTTTCATCAATATTGTCTATAAAAGCGGCTTCATCTATTAATAGTAGAGATACCGCTTCTGATCTAGCTGCATCAGCATTCGATGATTTAGCTTGTATCTTAGAGCCGTTTTTTAGTCTTAGTGATAGTTTGTTCTTTTCAACAGATGGTAGCTTTAGCCACCTTGGTAGTTCGTCATACATAAAGATAACCTTTGTTACAAGGTTTCTAGCTGTGGCCTGTGTGGTTGCTAGTGCGAGTATGTTTTTATCCCTATGAAACAACATTAACCAGAGGCTGTATGCTGATGCTAGTGTGGATATGCCTAATTGTCTAGATTTAAGTGTTATAATAAACTGCTCATCTCTAAATAAATGTAAAACTTTCTCTTGAAATGGGTATAGATTAAAGAGTATCCTACCTCTCTGTGGGTGTTGTATATGGCAGTACTTTTTCATAAAGTACGCCGGATCCTTTGCACACTTGATGTACTCCTGTGCAATTATTTTTTTTATGTCTTGACTCATAACTCATTATTTTATTCTACTTTATTAATGCAAGTCTAGGAGTATAATCAGAAACTGTTGTTACTATCTTTATAGAGTTACCAATCTCCTGCTCAAGGTCTTGACTATTACTTATTATTTTATAGTCTAGGTCACTACTAATAAACATTATAGGATGTGCTATTTCTTCTATGTATGCTTTGGCAAGATCTTTTGCTATTCTTAAATTAAATTGCGATAAGGAATTTAGGTCCGCAGTTTCTACCTTTACTACCCCTGGGCCGTATATATCATCTAAAAGTTTCTTAAGGTTTATGTAAAATTGGTTTTCCTTATTTTTATCAGATGTTTGTTTAAGAACGTTTAAATAGTGGAATAACCTTCCCGTCCATCCTGCATTTTTAAGCGGTATTAATACCTTAGCATCTTCTTCCGGGAAGAATTTTAATATGTTTGAAACTATTTCACCTATACTATCTCCTCTTCCTGAAATCTTTTTTGGAGCTAGTATTGCACCTGTTAATGTTCCTTTCTTATTTAAAGAAGAAGCTTTTAATTCTAATGTACCACTAGCTGTTAATACGTCCCCCTTTGGTGCACTTTTAGTATCACTAAGAAGGCAAACTAAGGCTATCTCTCCTCTTCCAACTCCTTTTTGATTTGAACCCGGGGAGAAGCTAATTAATTTATTAATATGTTTTGAATCTATACCGGTTATATTTGCTAACTCGCTTGAAAGGTTTCCTGATTTAGACAGTTTATCGAATGTATTATTACTATTATTAAGCGAGGAAATTATATTGTTTTCTATGTTATTTTTATCTGCATACCCAACAATTAAAAGAGTTTGTTCTTCCCCTAACCCTTTTTTAGTTAATGCATTAATTAGAGAAGTAGTATACCCTTTCCCGGTTTTCTTAATAACTGAATAAAGCTTAGCAATCTGTTCTGGGGAAAACTCTTGTTCTTTCGAATTTAAAAGTTTAATTATATCCTGGACTGATTGGTTGGTTTGTTGAGTTTCTTGTTTTACTGTATCTGTAAGTTTAACTCCAAACATATCTTCAAATAAAATTATATCCTCTTGATTATTAATATCAGGATATCCTTTATTAGTTCTATAAGACCATTCTTGTATAATTTTATCTATAAGATTCATTTATTGTTATTATGCTTCTGGTTCTTCTCCGTCTTCAAAATCAATAGGCTCATCGGATAAATCCTCTCCTCCTCCTTCATCACCACCTTCTGCTCCTCCGGTATCATCTGCTGCAAAGTCATCTTCTCCTCCTGTTGCTCCTCCTTCTCCTCCAGGAAATTCCCCACCGCCCCCAGATGCGTCTGCTACATCTGATCCTGATACTGAGTCTTCCCCTGCGCCTTTCATTGGTGATTCTGAGTAGAGTATTGCAAGTTTGTCTAGAGCTTGTTGGTAGTCTGAAATATTGGAAAGGGTGTATCGTTTACCTAGAATTTTAGCAACAAAGGTTTTACCCATCCATTTTAACTCGTAGTCTTGACCGTTCTTGAGGTTAATTCTAAAAGCGGTCGGTCTTGGAGAGATCCAATCTATTGTATCTACAAATTCTAAAAAGTCTTCTGTTTGTAATTTTACAATAGCCTGTTTCAAGGTTGGAAACTTAGCTAAAATAGTATCTGTTGCATCTTCAAGTACAGTCTCTTTTGGTGCATCCATATCAGGTTCTTCTTCAGGTGTTGGCTTTTCTTCAGTTTCTTCTTCAGCTTCCTCTAGCTCATCTAATAAACCTTCTAATAAAACTTCTTGGTATGCTTCTAGTATAATATTCTTTAAATCGCTTTTTTTCATATTACTTAGTTCTACAATGATCTTTACCTTTTAAAAATGGAGTTTTACATTTAGACCCCTTAACGTGTACCCGGCCACATTTTCCACAGCAGGTTCCTTTTTTTTCGTTAATATGGTGATCCTTATCTGTTGCCCAATCATCCATATCATCGTTGACATCCTCATCTTCCGTAATGGATAAAAGGTTAAGCTTTTTAGTTTCGTCTTCTGCTCTTTTCTTAGTTGCAAAATCTGTTATAATTTTATCTCCTTTCCATACTTGGTATGTATTATTAGATTTCGAAAACTTTACTTTGTGTTTTCCCTCTTCTATTGATTTTTTAATTACACCACCTTTATTATATATGTTTGTAGCTTTAGTATCGCCTGTTCCTTTATTGTAGGATACACTGTAATGAGGTCTATCCATTATGTCTGTTTCAGCCTTTGTGATAACACCTGGGTGGC